TGTCCAGCATCACGGACAACGGCACAGGTGACTATACGGTCAACTTTGCAACAGCAATGTCAGATGCAAATTATGCGATTTGTGGAACATCGTCGCGCAGCGGCTACAGCGCCGCAAACAATCCTGGAGGTTTTGGATTGCGCACACAACCAACCACGTCATCGTTCCGTGTTGCAACATCAAACGGCTCGGGAACAATTGAAGATTCCATTGAGGTCGATATTTCGATCTTCCGCTGAAAGACATCCATGAACCAACGAATCATTTACCCAACTGACGATGGTGGCGTGGCTGTCATCATCCCCACCGAATCCGTGGAAGCAGCGATCAAGGATGTGCCCGAGGGCAAGCCTTACAAGGTTGTGGATGTCGCCGACATTCCCACAGACCGCACATTCCGCAACGCCTGGGAGTACGCAGCATGATTACCGTCAACATTGACAAAGCCAAAGCCATCGCGCACGACAAGCGCCGCGCAGCCCGTGCTGCTGAGTTTGCCCCGCTGGATATCAAGGCCACCATTCCAAGTGAAGCAGTGGCCGCTGAAGCTGCGCGTCAGGCTGTTCGCGACAAGTATGCCGTGATCCAGTCCGACATCGACACAGCGACTGGTGTTCCAGAACTTACCATGGTTGTCCAGAGTCTGTGATGCTTTTGAATGAAGTTACCTGACGATGTATGGCAAGTGATCGCCGACTATCTTTTGGAGCGAAGAAAGATTACGGCAACGCCCGAGTTGAGAGACTGGGCGGAGAACAACCTAGACATCGTCCTGTTTGACGGTGGTGCAATCTTGGCAAAAGACAACGAGTTTGATTTATTCGTGGTCCCTGAAAAGCGCGGTAAGTGGCGCATCAGAAGTGTGATAGGTGATTTTCTCGACACAATGCTGAGAAAGCATGAGAAAATTGTAGTGAAGATTTACGAAGACAACACCCCATCATTGCGACTTGCAAGAGGGTTTGGATTCAAAGATGTTGGCCGTGAAAACGGAATGATTCGATTGGAGAAGCGACATGGGTGACATTATCAACGCAGGTGCCGATCTACTCGGTTTCGGGCCAGCAAGTAAACAAGCTGACGCGACTGAATCGGCGGCGCGCATGGGTGCGGAATCGCAACGCTACGCTGCCGACATTCAAAAGCAGATGTACGAGCGTGGCGTCGAGCTGCAAGAGCCATGGCGTCAGGCGGGCATGACTGCGCTCAATAAGCTCATTCCTGCGGCTACCGACTATCAGAAATTCACGGCGTCTCAGTTTCAGGCTGACCCAGGGTATGCGTTTCGATTGGCAGAAGGCCAGAAAGCACTGGAGCGAAGCGCTGCCGCCCGTGGTGGTTTGATCTCGGGGTCTGCTCTTAAAGCAGCAACTCGATATGGTCAAGACATGGGGTCGCAAGAGTACCAAAATGCGTTCAACCGTTACCAGACGGAGCGCAACGCGCTGCTTAACCCATTGCAATCGTTGGCCGGTCTTGGTCAAACCTCGGCAAATACGCAGGGGGCTGCGGCCAGCAACTACGGCACCAACGCTGCCAACCTTGCAATGGTTGGTGGGGCAAACCAAGCCAATGCGCTGATGGCTGGCGGCAACATCCGAGCCAGTCAGTACGGCACGTTGGGCAGGGGCATTGACCAGCTGTACGATTACGGCAACAAAAACAACTGGTGGAGTTCCTCAACGCCAGATCCGATTACCAGTTGGTACTCCGGTACTGGCACAGGGGGCGATTAATCATGAACGGACTTATTGATTTCGGCATCATTAAACCCGAACTCGCTGGTTCTCTTGGAGCTGGCTTTCGTGCTTCGCGGGATGAACGCAGCCAGAGGGAAATGTCGCAGCTTAAACTGGACCAACTGAAGCAAGATCGTGCAATGCTGACCGATCTGCAAACCAAACTTCAAGCGGCTGGCAAAAGCACTGATCCGAACGACTTTTTCAAGGCGCTGATTCAATCGGGCAACCCTGAATACATGGCCAAAGGTTATGAGGGTGTGCAGCGTTACCAAGAGCTTCAGCGTGCTGATGCTTTACTGCGCAAAGAAGCGCCTGAATTGTTTAGTCCCGCACCTAATGCTGCTGCGCCAGTCAATGCACTTGCATCTACTGCTGCACCTACCGCTGCACCAACTAATGCGTTTGCGTCCACTGCCGCACCAACAACTGCGCAACCCACATCAGTCAATGCTTTGGCAAATCCTGATCGTGTGCAGGAGCTGCGAAACAAAGTTTTAACATACAGTTCCTCGGGTGACCCCCGACTCAAAGCACTGGCTGACGTTTATAAATCGCAGTTGCAAGAGCTGACTAAAACCAACGTAGTTGGCGGACGCCTTGTTAGTGGCGCGGGTAATGTAATGTACGAAGCACCGCCTGAAACTAGCGACATTAAAGAGTACGAGTACGCTAAAAAGAACCAAGGTTACAAAGGTTCGTTTACTGATTTTATGCAGATCAAGCCAACGGCAAGCGCTGCGCGAAACACAGTCAACGTCAGCACCGAAAAGAAATATGGTGAGCGATTTGGTGGTCTGATCGCCGATCAAGATGCTGCCAAGCTGTCTGCTGCTGAAAATGCACCGCAGGCTGCGGCAACTGCTGATCGTGTGATGGATTTGATTTCCACAGGTAAGGTCATTACCGGCACAGGTGCTAACGCACGATTGCAAATCGCTAAAGCATTGAACTTGGCTGGTGGCACCGATTCGGAAAAGATCAAGAACACTGAAGTGCTTGTGTCGTCACTGGCTGAGACAACATTGGGTGCGATTAAATCGTCTAACCTGGGTGCAGGCCAAGGTTTTACCAACGCAGATCGAGATTTCTTGGAAAAAGCCAAGGCTGGTCAACTTAGCTACGATGCTAAGTCGCTGACCGAACTGGCACGGTTGTCCAGACTTGCTGCTGAAAAGAGTGCAGATTCTTGGAACAACCGTGTAAAACAGATTCCCGCCACTGCTCTCGAAGGTACTGGTATTTCCACCAACCCCATTGTGGTACCTAAGCGCGGCATCATGAAGAACAGTGGCAATCAACCTGCCGCTGCCCAGCAGGCTCCTGCCGGTGTGGATTCCACCATTTGGCAATTCATGACTCCAGAGGAGCGCAAGCTATGGCAGAAATGACACTTGAGCAGCAACGCGCAATGGCGATGGCTGCGGCACGGGCGCGGGCGGCAGAAGCTGAATCATCCGCAGCACCTTCTGGTGGCATTCCCAGCCCACGCCGTGAATACTCGCTGGCCGAAGTACCATTGGAAGCAGGTAAAAACCTGCCCGAAAGTGCAGGCAAGTTTGTTGGCGGTGTCGTGCAGGCAGTAACAAGTCCGCTTCAGACCCTTACTGGTATTCTTGACTTGGGTGCGGGTGCACTTCGCAACTCGTTGCCTGGCGGCGTGGTTAAATTCATCGACCAGTTCGATGCTGACCCTGCTGCTGCGGAACGTGCAAGTACGGTGGCGTCAACTGTCGGCGGCATGTACAAAGATCGCTACGGAAATTACGAATCCATCAAGCGCACATTTGCCGAAGACCCGGTGGGCGCTGCTGCTGACCTGTCTACCCTGTTGACTGGGGGTGGTGCTGCCGCGACCAAGTTGGGTGCCACGCAGACCGGCGCTGCGTTGTCACGAGCCGGTACCACAATCAACCCAATGCGACCAATTGCGCCCATCATAGAGGTGCCTTTTAAAGCAGCCGCTAAGGGTGTGGGTGCGGTCTACAATGCACTCGACCCCAAGTCGGCTGCATACTTGACGGCAATCGAAGGACGTGGACCTGAGATTGTCAACGCTTTGCGCAACCAGACAGAAATTGTCCCCGGCAGCAAACCTACTGCGGCACAAGCTGCCGCACCTGTAGGGTCAACTCGATTTTCAGCGATGGGTGAGTCTGCTGCCCGCACTACACCTACGCCATTTTTTGAAATGGAGCAGGCTCAGAAAGCGGCACAGTTGTCAGCTGTTCAAAAAGTTGGCCAAACCCCATCTGCGGTTAAGGCTGCTGAAAAACTCCGCACTGATACCGCTAAGGAACTGTACGGTATTTCCGATCAAGCATTGGTGCCGGTCGATAAAACATTCAATGGGTTGCTTGGTCGTCCGTCGATGGACAAAGTGATTGCCCGTGCCAGCGAACTAGCTGCGGAAAAAGACATCCCGTTCCAAATTGGTCAGAATCGACCTGCTCAAACAGTCCCCTCGTCCATCCTGAACGTCGAAGGACAACCGATTGGGGTAACCACGATTCCTGGCGAAGTTGCCAAATACCCAGGCAGCAGTTTGCACTTGATGAAAATGGCGTTTGACGATCTGACGAAAAACCCTGAGCGTTTTGGAATTGGGGCAAACGAGGTGGGTGCGATTAACTCAACTCGGGCAAAGTTTCTTAACTGGGTTGAGGACAAAGCCCCATCGTATCGGACAGCGCGTGAAACTTTTGCTACACAAAGCAAGCCGATCAACCAAATGCAAGTTGGCCAATTCCTTGAGGGTAAACTGACCCCAGCACTTGGTGAGGAGAGTGCCCGTTTACGTGCAGCGGGATATGCAACAGCACTGGAACAAGCACCTAGCACTATCAAAAAAGCAACGGGTCAGTCACGCTACGAGCAGTTGAGTGAAATCATGACGCCTGAGCAAATCGCAATTCTTGATTCAGTTCGTGCGGATCTTGCAAGGTCCAAACTGAACGAGGCGCAAGCGGCTGCTGCTCGGGGTGCTGGTCCCAACGTAAATCTTATGGGAACTGAGACACTGGGTAATGTTCGTGCCCCCAACTTCATCAACAATGTAACTACAATTGCCAATGACATTCTGCGTCGATTGCAGGGCAAGTTAGACCAGAAACTGGCAATTGAGTTGGCCGCTGAAATGCTTGATCCAAGCGCAGCAGCTGGTGCAATTGAGAAAGCATTGGCGCGGCAAGCAAAAGGTCAAAAAATGGCAGAACCTTTGAAACAGGTTGGTAAAGCTGCTTCGTCTGGTTTGAGGACTCCTGCCGCTATTAACATGCTGCGCCCAGATGGTGAAGAAATCCAAAACGCATTGGTGAAGTAATGGAACCTCAAACATTGATCAACTACGTACTCGGGGTTGCGTCTGCGGCCATGGGTTGGTTTGCCCGTGAGCTTTGGTCGGCTGTCAAAGACCTGAAATCCGACCTTGCCAAGCTGCGCGAGGAGCTACCCAAGACCTACGTCACCCGCGACGATTTTCGTGAGGATTTTCGTGAGGTCAAGGACATGCTGGGCAAGATTTTTGACAAGCTGGACGGCAAGGCTGACAAATGACAGAACTCAAACAACACATTGCCGTCATCAAGGCCGAGGCCGAGGTGGAGCTCAATCGGATGTACGCCAACACCACGGCCAAAGAGGTTGCGGGCAAGGCCATCGGTGAGAACGGCCTGTTCTACATCACCCTCATCATCACCCTGGGCGTGGGCGCATCGGTAGTTCTGGACAACGAAAAGATCGCCGCTGTGATGGGCCTGCTCGGTGCCGCGCTGACTGCGCTAATCTCAATGATGAACGGCATTGCTGGGGCCAACCCCAAGCAAGAGAAGCCTGAGTTTGAGGTGATCAAGTCTCTCATCGAACGCCTTGACAAGCTGGACCAGCCCATGCGCGTCGATGTTCAGGGCGACAAGGTTTCCGTGACCAAGGGTGACGACATCATCACCACAGCGAAAGGCGCATGATGAATCTGAGCGACTTGAATCCATTGGCCGCAATTGGCGGCAAGCTGATTGATCGTTTTTTGCCAGACCCTGTGGCCGCAAGCAAGGCAAAGGCAGAGCTTGAGCAAATGCAGCAAAACGGCGAACTTGCGCAAATGGCCAACGACACCAAGCTGTTCGAGGTCGAGCAGAACAACGTGTCTGACCGTTGGAAAGCCGACATGGGGTCTGACTCCTGGCTGTCCAAGAACATCCGCCCCATGGCCCTGATTGCCATCTTCGTGGCGTATTTCGTGTTCACCATGATGTCAGCCTACGGCTACAACGCCCAAGAATCCTACGTCCAGCTGCTGGGCCAGTGGGGGCAGATCATCTTCTTGGCATACTTCGGTGGCCGCACAGTTGAAAAGCTCGCTGACATGAAAAGTAAAAAATGAACATCACACCCCACTTCACCCTTGATGAGTTGACCCACACGGATCACCGCGAGTTCGACAACACACCCAACGCTACCGAGATGGAAAACCTCAAGCGCTTGGCTGATCTGTTGGAGCAGGTGAAAGTGGTGCTGGGTGGCAAGCCCATCATGATCAACAGTGCTTTTCGGTCCAAGCAGGTCAATGACGCCGTGGGCAGCAAGGACACCAGCCAGCACCGCCTTGGCTGCGCTGCTGACATTCGCGTGCCCGGCATGACGCCAGACCAAGTTGTCAAGGCTGTGATGATCAGCGGCATCAATTTCGATCAGATCATCCGTGAGTTTGATCGGTGGACCCATATCAGCGTGCCCAACACAGATTCAACACCTGCCCGCAGGCAGGCACTGATCATCGACAAGTCAGGCACACGCCGCTACGGCTAACAAGAAGCCCAGCCACAGCAACCCCAGGATGCCAAGCAGCATCCATTTGGCCAAGTGGTACACGTACACACGCCACACGGATGGCGGCAGTGCATCGGCGGCACGCATCAGCGGGCGGGCTTTTGCCACACGGACCGGACAGTCCCGTCCTTGATTGCAGTTTCCGTAATCGTCACAGCAGTTGGGCATTTCATACTCTCCGTTAATAGTTGTTGAAGCCAGCGGCTGCCACCGAGGCGGCGAAGCTGGATCTGTTGTTCTCGGGTCAGGCTGACCGAAGTCTTGCACCTGATCTCACCTTTGACAAGTGCAGGGCGTCCACCTGGATTCATCGCGCCCCCAGTCCGGCAAACGGGCTACTGTAATTGCGCCACGTCTTGCCTATTTTGATTGCGCTCACCGTTGCCTGACTGACACCGTACTGCGCAGCGATCTGCCGCTGGTTGCCCTCGGCCATGCGGATCTCAGTGGCCAGCTCAAGTGTCAGCTTTCCCTTGGCGCGGGCTTTGTCCGACAACTTCTTGCAGCGCATCACATCGATATGGTACTGTTGCTCGTCAGTCGTGCGGCGTTGGATTGGTCCGCGAAAAGTCCACCCCATGTGTTCAGGGTGCACGCACATGGGGTTGCCACACCTGTATGATGCCAGCCAGTTTTTCCGAATTCGGGACTGTGTTTTGTCAAGCATAATCAGCCTGCGCACCGAGGCGGTTTTGCCTTGCCACCGCATGACCGGTGAAGCACCACAGGCTTGCAACGCACCTGTCCAGTTCCAGCACTCGCCGTCTTCTTCGACATGCTTGTAGATGCGCTCGATCAGAGGGTTCATATTCCCACCTGCTTGAGTGCTTCCTGCAAGCCAGCAAAGCCGCCGACACGGGAGTTGTTGATGAATATCTGAGGCATCTGCTTGATCTCGGGAAACATGGCCATGAATGCCGCACGCTCGGCTTCACTGTCCAAACAAATCTCTTTGTACTCAAGGTTTTTTGACTTGAGTAGCTGCTTGGCGCTGACACAGTTGGGGCAGTTGCTCTTGGTGTACATGACAATCTTCACGCCGTCACCTCACGCATTTCCCAACCCAATTGAAAATACGACCAGCGCATTTGCAGGGCTGGTACGTTGTACTTGCCGGTGTCGCTCATGCTGAAGTCGGTGTGACCTTTAACGCGCATCGTGGCTTCAAAGATTCGTTGGCAATGTGTCATGTGTGCTCCTCGTCCATGGTTTCTTTCAAAAACACTGTCAACCGTTTGATCTTGCCCTTGTGAAACTCGACCATCTTGGCGGCGTATTCTTGGCTGGTCTGAGCGTTCAGCAATTCACGGCGCGACTGCTCAAGTTCTCGCAGTGCAATTGTTTCTGGACTCGGTGGTGCGTATAGGGATTTCAAATATTCAATCATCACAGTTACTCCTTAGTTGGTGTTACACAGTGTATCACACATTTTTGGACATGCGATACTCTTTGATCGCATTTCTTAATCCAGCCTGCGTGGTGGCCTTTTCGTCCAGCGCCAAGGCTTGCGCCTGATCCAGTGTGGTCTGGCACATGATGCGATGACAGATCACAGGCACCCCTTGACCTTGGCGGCGCACACGGGCGTTGAACTGCTCGTACAAGTCCAGTGACCAGTTGAGGCCATACCACACGAGGATGTGGCCGTTCTTCTGCAAGCCGTCAATGCCGTGACCCATCGATGCGGGGTGGCCAATCATCAGTTGACAGTCGCCTGTCTTCCATCGGTGCATGGCGTTGGTCAGCGACACCTCGCTCTTGCACTCGGTCAGGTTGATCGGGTCAAGGTGCTTGAACTTCTCCATGATCCTGGCGGCGTCTGACCGGTAGGCATAGGCGCACAGGATCGGTGAACCGTTGGCCTCGTCGATGATGTCCTCAAGGGCTTGCAGCTTCAGGTCATGCACTGGCTCCCACAGCGGCATCCCAGGGATAGGGTACATGGCACCGTTGGAGAACTGGAGACACTTATTGGTCAGCGATGCCTGGTTGAACGCCTCGACTGTGGTGCCACTGTCGAGCTGGATGAAGAACTCTTTTTCCATCTTCTCGTACTTGGCCCGCAGGTCATCGGGCATCTCGATCTCGATGTTGTTGACCATGAGGTCGGGCAGCGGGTTGTAGTCCTCTGCGCTCATCTCAAGCGTGATGTCACCGATCAGCTTTTTGATGGTGTCCTCGGTGTCGTCATAGGGCAGCTCTTTGTACGGTCCCACCTTGCGATAAAACCGTGTCTTGAACTGGGTTTTGCTGGTGCCCAGGCGCTGACCTTTGTCGACCACGAGGAACTGACCATGCAGGTCTTTGTAGCCGTTGGACGCAGGGGTGCCGGTGAGGCCAGTGGTCCAGTCGAACTGGTCCAATATCTTCTTGACTGCCTTGACCCTGTCGGTCGCTGAGTTCTTGCACTTGCTGATCTCGTCCCAGACCACACCGTTGAACGGCATGGGCTTGTCCTTCTTGACAAAGTAGGTCTGGAGGGTCTCCGCGAGCCAGCCCAGGTTCTCGTAGTTGATCATGTACACGTCAGCGGGGCGCAGCAGGGCGCGTGTGCGCTGGTCCTTGGTGCCTGTGACCATGCTGAACCGCAGGTGCTTGGTGTGCTCCCACTTAGCAGCCTCTTGACGCCAGACCAAACGGATGACTCGAATGGGGGCCACGATGATCACGCCGCGCAGGAACTGGGTGCGGATCAGGTGGGCCAGGCTGGTCAACGTGATCACTGTCTTGCCCAGACCCATATCGAGCCACAGCATCGAGTTGGGGTGGGTGCATTGAAAGTTGACGGCCTTCTGTTGGTAGCCGTGGAGCAGGTCAGGTGTCAGCATCCCATCACCATTACGTCAATCATCAATTTACCCTCGGTTACGTTGTCGATTACAAAGACGTTGACCATCTGCTGCCTGAGCCTGTCATGCTCTCGGTACTGCGCAGGCGTGGGCACTTGACCCTCGCGCTTGAACTCGCAGAACCACATGCGCCCATCGGGTCCGATGAACAGACGATCAGGCACAGCGGCACGGGATGGACTGGTGAACTTGTACGCCAGCACACCCTTGGACTTGGCGTAGTCGCAGACCTTGGCCTCAATCTGTTTTTCCAGCATTGCGTGTCTCCAGTTCGATCAACAACTCAATGTAGTGTTTGGCCTTTTCAAGATCAGCGATGCCGTTCTTCTTGCGCCAGCGGGAAACGTACTTGATCACGTTACCCTCGAAGTAGCCAATCGCGTTGGCGTAGATGTACTCGACTGGCTGGATCGGTTGATCCTTGTAGTGATCGCCAGCGACCTGTTTGTCCAATGCAGTTGTAAGAGTGCTTGGTGTGCGGTCTGGAGCAATGCTTTGCATTTTCATTTGGTTAATTCTGTCCAATTGATCTTTTTGCGTTTCAGTCATCATGCCAATCCCAAACATAGCTTCTCCACTTCTCTGATGTAATAGTTAAAGTCCACCGGCGACTTGCCAGCATCCTTGATGTCGTTGCAGGGCTGCACGCCCCAGCCAGACTCCACGCCAATCTTGCGCCACACGCCAGGTTTGGCCTTCAAGGGCGGCATCCACTTGAACAGGTGCCCGCCATCTTTGGCGATGTAGTAGCGCGTGACGTTCTGAAGCTGTGATGCCACGCCATCGTGCTCAATGGACAGGTAGCTGGACCGTGGCACCTTGGTGCGCAGCATGAAGTCCATGATGTGCGGCCACTGCTCCACAGTCTCGCGGATCGGTGCGCCATCAATCAGCACCTTCTCGGCCACCTTGGGTACCACCAGACCACCAGCGTTCTGGTGCCACTGCATCTTGTGCTCGTAGGCGCCCTTGCGTTTGACCCTGCCGTCCTCATACCGTGCGATGTAGTTGTTCACGTCACGGATGAACATGTGCGAATAGATCGCCTCCTCCAGTTGCAGGCCGGTGCGCGACTCCCACGCAGCACGGGCCGTGTCCACCAGCCACTTGTTGGTACGGGGCACCCGCACGGTCATGCCGTCCGTGTTCACTTGGATGATCTTCAACCCGTCGATGTGCATCATCCCTTCGGCCAGCACGCACAGCAGCAGTTGCCCGTTGAGCGTGATGCTCATGGTGAACAGCGGGTCGTAGAACACGCTGAACGGGTTGTTGCTGTCACCGTAGACACCGTTGAGCGCCAGCTTCAGCATGGCGTTCTCGGCACTGTTTTTGGCGTAGGTTTTGCGCTGTTCGTACAAATTTTTGTAGATGTCGCAGAATGACTCACCTAAATGGGCAGGATAGAACCGGTTGCTGATCGCCAGATTTGGGTAGTAAGAGCTGACGTCCAGATCAACAATGACGTGATCAGCATCACTCTCGACAACCTCGGACTCCACCGATCCGTGAATACCGCCAAGTCCAAACACAAAATCGAAACCATTAACCCGAGCAACAACGTCATCAAAAACTCCTTTGGTTTCAGTGATCACTTGATCCTTGAGCCAGCCCAGAACCCGTGTGAACTCGGGCTGCTCGAATGTGATCCAAGGCAGGACGGCATCCTTGAGCGCCAACTGGGGGCGTGGGGTCTGCCGAGGTGTGCGTCCCTTGGGGCCGAAGTCGTACAGCGTGACACCGGCTTCTTCGAGCTTCATGGCAAAGAACTCTTTGCCGATCTTGGTGTCGTTGTAGTTGATCCAGTCCTTGCCTGGGTACAGGCGGCACAGCTCCTCGCGGAACTTGATCATGTCAGCCGTGTGCCCGAGGAACAACTTGGTCTGCGCCACATCGTGCGCGTTGTACTGCTTGAGCTTGACGGCCTGCTCCTGGGTCAACTCGGTGCCCACCTTGAACGGCAGGTCTTCGATGTTGTCAGAGCACATGTTGAACTCGAGCACCTTGAGGCTGGTGGCTCGGGCCTTGTTGTCGAAGTGGTGAATCTTGAACAGGTCCACCTGCTCAACGAATCGGTCACTCGGGTTGACCATGTGCATCCATCGGTCGCTGTCATCTTGCGAGTTGATGATGGCCATGGCCTTCTGGTACAGCGTGAAGGCATCGCTGTGACCCATGCGGATCAGCGTATGCAGGACGGGGTAGTCGAACCCCAGGTTATTGAACCCGACCATACGGGCGTTCGTATCCTTGAGATACTGGAGAAACGCAATGATTTCTTTGGAGTCGTTGCGCCAGGGTGTGATTTCAAAAGCCCATCGTAGCGGTGCTTCTGCGTGCTCCACCGCCAGCGTGAAGACGTTGGGGTAGGTTTCGATGTCGAACACATATTCATTACTCATTACGGTTACTCAAAAGGTGGGGCCACTGGCCGGTCCCCCGGGAACCCCCAGAGGCAGTGGCCCCGATTCAATTACGCCAAGAAGGACGGTAAGCCAGCAAACGGTGCAGCAGGCATAGCATTGTTTCCAGCCATAGTGTTAAAGCCGGGAACAGGAGCACCGGCCACAGCGCCAAACAGGTTCGACGCATCCACGGCACCTTCACCGAAGGCTGTGTCGTCACCGGCAAACTGGACAGCGATCAGGTCGCAGCGGATGCCACGGCCATGCTTGTTGTCTTGTGGCCAAGGCTTCACAGCAGCATTGACACGGCAACCACCGTACATCTTACGGGCCAGTTGCTGGTAGGCCATCGTGTTTGATGGGTCGATGGGTGTGCCATCGGCCTGGATCATCTGCGGCGCGGTGTCGCGGCCTGCGGTGATGAACACGTTGCCAGCGTAGCCATCGTAGGGCTGGAAGGTCTTCTTGTTGATCTTCTCATTGCCCATGCCAAAGCAGCGGGTCTTGCGATCCTGTTGGATCATGCCCATGACGGTCTGGGCGTGCTCTTTCCACTTCTCCAGTGCCAAGGCACCGTAGCGGGCCATGAACTGCTGAAAGCCAGCATGGTCCTGCGGCATGATGAACTCGCAGTTGTAACTGATGCGCTCTTTACCGGTCTGCTCATTCACCTGGCGCTGGGGTTCAGCAAGGTGGGGAAAAGACAGACGGACGTTGGACAGAAAAACGATTTCGGACATTACATTTACTCCAGTTTAAGAAAGCCACGAGGGCAGGGATTCGGCAGCGGGTGCTGCCTCTACTGCGCTGAACAGCGGCGCAGCGTTGGTGATGACAGCGGGGCGGCTGTCAGATTCAGGGGCCACGGTGAGCTTGCCAGCCATCTTGGCCACGTACTCTTGGTCCATGCGTTTGAGTTGGCGCTCGGTCAGTTGGACCTTAGTGCCATCGCGCTTTTCCCACGTCAACTTCTCAGCCTTGGCAGGGGACACGAGTTTGGTTTCGTAGACAGCGCCTTTGGGGATGCCCATCTTCACGAGCTTCTCGGCCATCTCGGCTTCAGGCAGTGCCCATGCACGGGAGCCACGACCATTGACCAGCTTGAGGCCAGGGATGGTTTGGCCAGCTTGCATGCGGCGCAGTGCTTCGGCTTCGACACCTTCGAGGAGTTGACGCATCAGGGGAGCAGCTTCCATGATCTGAGCGATCTGGGCATCGTCCATCGTGGATGGATCTTTGTCAGCACTTTGCTGTGCGACATCGAGTGTTTGCGTTACGACAGGCTGGAACATGATCCCGACCTCCTTCATTACGTTGTTTGCCAGTGCAGAGCAGGAACCCTTGGCACGGCAGAATTTACATTGACTGTCACCCGGTACAAGCGGTGCATCTGGTTTGTCAGTTGCAGCAGCTTGAGCCACGATTGTACCCATGTCGGCCAACAGTTTGCTTACAGGCACATCATGCGATGTGATGGCAGGCATGCCGCGCAGGGCCAGCTTGGGTTGGATGATCGTCATGCGAACCGTCTTGAAAGGATAGGCACCGTTAACGGGCAACTTGAAGCCAGCCAAGACACCATATGCGTACTGCTCAAGCTGCAAATTACCTTCTGCGCTAACGACACCCATGCCATCTTTGTAGTCGATCAGCTCGAGCGTGTCATAGCCATGGATCTGGATGTCCACGGTGCCCGACAAGTCAGAGCGACCAAGCAGGTGTGCAGGGTCCACACGGGTTTCGCTGATGACCTTGGGGATCAAGAACGGTGTGGACTCCTCGACCACTCGTTTGTCGAGGTAGTCAAGAGCAATCTGGACCCGCTCTGCACGGGCCTTGTCCACGATGAATGTGCCTTCGTGGTCAGTCAGCGATGCACCGATGTAGGCTGCGGCTGGCTCAAATGAACCAATACAGCGCTCAAGCAGCGTGTGGCTGTGTGTCCCGTCAACGGCGGCAGGACCACCACCAGTCTCAGGGTACTTGGCTTCCTCTCGAATGCTGCCGGGGCACAAGGCCCAGCGGCTGCGCTTCGATGGAGACAGTTGGGCGTGGCCTGTCATTTCAGCACCACATCGGGGATGATCACTGAAGGTTTAAACACAACACGATAGAAACTCGTACTGACGTTCTTGGCTTCCAACTGTTCGACAAAGAAGGTCACGTTGTCGGACAGGCCGAGGAAGTGCTTCTTGTAGACACCAGGTCCGGTCTTGCAAGTCACGGACAGTCGCTGTGAGTTGTCGTTGTTGCCAAGAGAGCAATATCCCTCAATGGTCAGCATGTATTCGCCGTTGATACCGTTGTAGAACACCACGCGACGTGCGATGTCAAAATTGTCTGCCGCCTGAGACAAATTGCGCGAAGCAACATCTGCATCAGATGAGCAGCCAACCAGTGCAGCAAGAATGGCTGAAACAAAGATCAGTTTTTTCATGATCAGGCTTTCAATGCTTCCACACCAGCGAACAGAGCGCCGTAGTGCTCGGGCTTCACATCGTTGATGTTCTGGTAACCCAGACCCACCAGTACGTTCTGGATCTGTGCGCCCTTGGCAGCACCCAGAGCCTTGTATGCACCCATGACGTAGTCGATCAGACCCTTGCCGTCAGAGAACGGTGCGCCAGTGGTCACAGGGGCGGCAACAGGGGCAGGAGCCACGAATGCGGGAGGCGCTGGCATCGCAGGAGCAGCGGCCACGGGTGCGGGGGTGTCCACGACAGACACAACCACGGGAGCAGCTTGTACCACGGGTGCGGGTGTTGGCGCAACAGTGGCAGGGGCTGTTACATTGATGCCTTCGATTTTGGCAGTCAGGGCGATCACGGCTTGAGCCAGTGCTTTGATTTCAGCTTCGAGTGACATAGAGAGATTCCTTTACGGTAACGGGAGGTTGAATGGTCAGGCGGTCGTCAATGAACGCCTGCACTATTTCACGCAGGACATCAGACGGTTGCCCGAACTTCTTGACCTTGGTGTGAAATTTCTTGTGATCATCCGGTGTCACCCGAATGGTCAAAAACTTTGACTTGGATTTGGTTGCCATGATTTATTTCCTGATCGGTTGCACAAAGTGTAGCACACCTGTGATACGATTGTGCCACAGATTTGAAATTATTTTTAAAAGGACATGAAATGAACAACACAAACACAGGTGGACCGGCGTTTCCAGTATTTCCAGATACTGGCTCAGGTCATGCAACAGCATTTAAAGGCATGACCCTGCGCGACTACTTTGCCGCCAAGGCGATAACAGGACGCACACCTGGAAACTTGCCTGGAACTACGATGGCGATCGCACCAGAAGAATACGCAAGATGGGCATACAGAATGGCCGACGCCATGTTGAAAGTCCGTAATGAATAAAAAAGCCCCGGTGGTTAGACCGAGGCTTTAAAGGAGAAACACCATGAAGAAACTGGCAACTGCGATCACCAGCGAGTCCATTGTATGACAGCAATTCCAACCGTTCAAGCACATCCTGCATCCATCGATGCGTACATCCGTCACGGCTGGTCACTTGTGCCCATTCCCGCAGGCACCAAGGGGCCACGCACACCTGGCTGGAACGTCAAGGCCAACGCCCTCAAGTCACAGGGTGAACTGCCCGCAGGCTACGGCATCGGCTTGGCCCATGCCTACAGCGGCACGATGGCGCTGGACATTGACGAGTGGGACAACACCACCGTGGCGCTCAGGGCACACGGCATCAACCTGCAAGAGTTGTATGATGCCAACGATGCTGTCATCGTCGACTCGGGCAGGGCTGGTCACGGCAAGTTGCTGTACCAGATGCCCTTCGGTCTGGCCCTGCCGTCCAAGAAGATCCTGATCAACAGCGTCACAGCCTACGAGCTGCGCTGCGCCACGGCCAACGGCCTGACGGTGCAGGACGTTATGCCCCCCAGTATCCATCCCGCCACGATGCAGCCCTACCGGTGGGCTGGCAAGGGTCACTGGACCCGTCTGCCCATGATCCCCCAACCCCTGCTCGATCTGTGGCAGGGCATGCTGGCGCAGGACAAGGAGCGCACCATCGGCACAGGTGAAGCTGTCGATGCGTCATGGTCCGACATCCGATCGGCCCTTGAGTCCATCCCTGCCAACTGCTCCCGTGAGGAGTGGGTCACCGTGGGCATGGCGCTCAAGTGGGCAGGGGACCAGACGAATCAACTCGATCAGGGCCTGACGCTCTGGCATGACTGGAGCCAGCAGTCGGTTGACAAATACCCCGGCGAAAAAGAAATCGTCAACCAGTGGGTCAGCTTCAGGAACGACAAGTCCACAGCGGTCAAGCTGGGCAGTCTGTTCCACATCGCCAAGCAGCACGGATGGGTCAAGCCTTTGCCCGACATCACAGCCATGTTCTCGGCAGTCGAGGCACCCGCCGACCCAAAGTCGGTCATCGTTGACCTGCGGCCACGGCCACCGATGATGGATGTGTCTTTGTGGCCTGCTGTCATTGCCCGCCGTGCCGAGGAGATCGGCCAGACCGTGGGCTGTGACCCTCTGGTGCCCTTGTTCGCCGGGCTGGCTGCTGTCTGCGGTGTCGTGGATGCACGCACCCGGCTGGAACTGATCAAAGACTTCAAGGTGCCACCAGTGCTGTGGCTCATGACCATCGGTGCCCCAGCGGACAAGAAGACTCCAGGCTCTGCGCCCATGCTGGCCCCGCTCAAGAACCTCGAGATGGAAGACCGGCCACGGTTCAAAAAGGATCTGCTGGACTGGGAGGGTCAAGAGGCCATGTTCGCATCCAGCAAGAAGGCTTTTCTCGAGTTCTCGGCCAGTCCTGACGCCATGCTGGGTGGTGATCAAGCGCCACAGGTGCATGAGTTGCCACCGCAGCCGGTGCCCCTGCGCATCACGGTGGATGACGTGACCAGTCAGAAGCTGGTGCGCCTAGCGGCAGATCGCCCCCGGGGTCTGCTGTGCGCCCTTGATGAGATGAACTCGTGGGTGCGCAAGCTGACCGACAAGGCCAGCGGCGAGGACCGCTCGGCATGGGTCAAGGCGTACGAGTCGAGCAGCTACGAGATGGACCGTGTGGGCAGTGGGTCCATCTTTGCCGAGAACCTGGCTGTGTCGATCTACGGCAACATCCAGCCCCGTGTGTTCCGTGAGAACCTGCACAACCTGTCAGCCGATGGTCTGGTGCAGCGCTTCGTCCCCTGCATCTTGAACGGCGACCTGACCCGCAAGCCCGTCGAGATCCCCGACTACCTGCTGAACAAGCAGCAGTGGGAGCAGACCCTGCGCATCGTGTTCGCCCTGCCTGCGATGACTTACCAGTTGTCCCCAGAGGCCAAGGCTGCGTATCAGCAGTTCCAAGACTGGTATGACGCCAAGCGCCACGATGAGCGACTGTTGCAATCAGACGACACATTCATGACGGCATTCGGCAAGATCGAGGGTTTGGCCGGGCGCATCATGCTCATGTTCCACCTGATCGAGTCACCCTTTAGCATGACGGTGTCAGCGGATCTGGCCAAGCGGGTGATCCAACTGGTGCAGTCCTACGTGGTGCCTGCTTACCGGTATGCCTTGAGTGAGTTGTCTGGTGCGTCCAACTTCGACACCTGGCTGCGGGACTACATTATCCAGCACGCCGACGAGTCCATGATCACCATGGCCGAGATCAAGCGGTCAGCACGCCGCCAGATCGAGAAGACCAACGTGTGGCAGCAGGACCAGATGATTTATGGGGCCATGTACCCTCTGGAGCAGGGCAGGTGGGTCATGCGCATGGACGATGGCAGCAAGGAGAACCAGCACCATGCTCAGTGGGCCATCAACCCAGCACTGGCTGTGCAGTTCAAGGATCACCGCAAGGCCGTGATCGACGCCAAACAGCGCCAGCTTGATGACATCTACAGGCTGTCCAGAAAAGAAAAGCCCCGTGTGTACGGGGCCGAGTTGCTGGATTGATCAAGGGGCCAATGGCCCCTTTTTCTTTACCTGGTTGGTAAAGGATTCTCCTTGATCAGTGCGTTGATGATGTTGCCACATCGAGCGCACTGGTAGTGGTAAGCGTGGGTCTTGTTTTCCCAGATGGGAAGCCAATTGTGTTTACATTCCATTGTTCTTCTCCTTGATTTTGGCTTCGATGGCATCAGCATAGGAAAACGGGATAGTGGTATCACGCTTCCACAGATTAGCTTTTTCTAACTCCGTCAGACCAACCCATTGCCGCTGTGCTGCGGGATGTGCGGCAAGAATGGCGTCAAGCATCTCAATCGCAGTGTTTGCATGAACGCAAGGGTCACGGCTAAGCAGCGTCTTGATGGCAACCAAACCGCCACCAACGCCAAAGGGCAAATCCTGCACAGGTGCTGGCGGTGCTGCGTGGTATTGCTCCCAAAGGGACGGCTTCACAGGCTGCACAGGCTCCTGCACAGGCTCCTGCACAGGTACTGCAAGGGCTTGCTTGATGGCGGTGATGGCTTCCATGTGCTTGCGTTCATCTTGTCGCAAACCCTTTACCTTGCCTTGCCGCGTTGGGTAGTTCCCATACATTCGCTCAACACGATCAGCTTCTTCAGCAACGTAGTCATAGCTGTTATCCAACGCCTCCAGCGCCATCTTCAAAGCCTCATCCTTGCTCGGTTGCTTAGGCACACACCCATTCTTCAGGCAGTGCGCGACTGTTTCGCATTCGTCACAGATCATTTTTGGCTCCTTGGTGCAAATCTTTGCAGTGGGTTTTGTTTCCATGCGGCTTTGCGCTTGGGTTTGTATGGGACACAAGCTGGTGCATAAAGACTGGTTTCAATGGTGTGTCCCGCAGAGCCAATCGGAAATACAAGACTCTTGGCAAACTCCAGTGGGTCTGATGGAGGCATAACATCCGTAACCCTGACTACACGAAACCAGCCGTTACCCATTTCCGTTACTGTTGCGCCTTCTTCAAACTTTGTCGGGTTCTTGATGAAATAGCTCACGGTGTAGGTGGTCATGTGTTTTTCCAGTAGGTTTCGTTTGGGTCGGATACCCAGAGCCCGTTAGGGTGAGAAAAGAACCCAGCACCGTTCCACGTACCCAAGCCTTTTTTAGATTCGTACGCCTTTGGTATGTGTGCAAATTCGCAGGACGTTTCGATCTCTGGCTTGGCCGTGGCCAACAGTTGCCAGTCGTGGCTGGTGATGATGTTCAACGCCCACGTTTCGACGTATCTAGGCCATGTTTTTATGCCTGTGATGGTCATGTGTTCCCCTTTGCTCGGATGGCATCAACTACACGATCACCCAGATCAGACGCATCGCCCCATGTAACCAGTCCTCCTTTGCGCATCAAAGCAGTCCAATCAATTTGCTCAATAAGTTGCTCACGCTCTCCAGCGATAGCGTCAGCACGAACAAGGGCTTCAAAGGCTTTGATGTTGTCGTTGCCAACGATTGCAAACTCTTTTGGCTTTTCGTGAATATGGATTGCGCCAGCCTCACGGGCCATGTCTATGGTGTTTCTCATGCTCGTGCCTCCTTGCGTCCTTGTTCGATCAATTCTCGGGCATAGGATTGGTCCTCGATCCTCTCGCTGGCCAGCATCGCACGCAGCTTGTATGCGATGGCTCGGGCAGTTTCCGAGTTGGCTGCTCGCTCGTAGCGTGCGCCCTCGTTGATGTAGTCGGATTCAGTGTGGTTCATTGTGGTTCCAATTTCAATTTCAAAAAAGTTCCAAACGCCTTATAAAGGGCTTTTTTGCCCAAAGGGTGTTCGATGGTTGGTTCGATGCCTTAGTTTGCCGTCTGGTTCGATGCCTTAACAGCCGGTGAGGGACGCCCGCGCTTGACGGGCACGGGCGCAGGGATCAGGCCAGCGAGCAGCGCCGGGGCCAGTGCGCCCACCATGTCGAGCACCTCCACCAGTCGCACGGCGGCGGCGCTGGGTGCGCGGGTACCCGTGCGCCACTTGCGAAGGGTGAACACGGGAACACCTAGCAGGCCAGCGGCGCGGGCTTCGGTCAACTGGTGCCGGGTTATCAGTGCACCCAGCGCGGGCATGAAATCGGGGTTTTGGGCGGGTTTTTTGTCAGTCATAGGGGTGAGGTAGGGTAAGGGTCAAAAAATGCCCCTGAACGCTAATTCAGGGGCTCGGGGTTACGGGTTACGCTGGGTCAACTGTCCCAAGCGGCGAGGATTACGGCGACGATGGCCGATACGACAATTGCGGTCATAGTGGTGCCTCGGGCAGCGCTTCGCGGCGTTCGCGGGCGTATCGTTTAACCTGAGCGGGTGTCCATGGGATCGGCCCCCTTGGTGGTGGGAACGGCCAGGTGTTCATTCGTCGGCCCCCAGGTATGCGCGCTCATATCGTGCGATGGCCAGGTCCTGGCGTAATCCTTCAATATCGGCCAGGGCTTCACCTAGGGCGCGTTGCAGGTCAGCGATATGGGCAAACAGTCGAGCGGTGCCGGGATATCCCTCGGCATATGCCAGAGCCTCGGCTTCGGTGGCGGTCAGGTTTTCCAGGTTGATCATTTTGAGACTTTCAATTTTTTGGGTTTTTGTATTGTTCATGCAACCACCTTCAAGCGAATGACACGGGCCATCTTCTGGCCATGGGCCGGATAGCAAATCAATTCAATGGATTTATCCCAGCACGCGCGACAGCCAGAACATTTGCCCTCATGCTCATAAGCCCGGCACAGTGAAGCGCCTGGGCGGTCCTGATAAGTCTCAGCGCTGGGTCCAATGACGGACCCATGAAGGCCGGGGATATATTCCCCATTTATTGAGTCAGCACTAAAGCGCACGGCCACATTGTCTAAGCGCTTCATCTGGTCCAAGACCATGCGGAATTTAGGGAATTTGTGCATACGGGTTGGGAGCCAATGCTTGACCCATGGCGTGCGCTGCATCACTTCGAGCACCTTCTCAGCCAGCGCCAGCGAGTAAAGATCCCCCGAGTCAAGCCAGCGGAAATAGCGGTCTCGCTCAAGCTCGGCGACCATATCGTCGCACCAGTCGAGCCGTTGCCAGTCAGTGCGATTGAATTCCCTAGGTGCCTTGACGTTGGGGTAGTTGTAATTCCCGGTGGTGGCGTAGCATCCTTTGCAGGCGTCCACCAGCACGCCGGGCGACTCGATCGAGCCGGGGCAGGTGTCAAGGGCTTGAAGGGACCATGAGCGAATGCCGTCGAGTTTTGAAGTCACGCTGAGTTTAGGCATTGGTTCCCCCTTCGATCATTTGGCGAATATGTGCGGGCAAGCGGTCTAACTGGTCGTCGGTCCATGTGGGCAGGCGTGGCGCTGGGGCGCGGGTCAAGTGCTCCACAGTTGACCGGCTGACACCCATCTGGGCAGCGATGGCGGCGCGGGTTTCCCCGTCATCGAACAGGGCGCGGGCCTCGGTGCCTTTGTCGCTCACGGTGACAAGGGTAAAGTGGTCCCGGAAAAATTGGGCGGTCATTGGGTTGTACATGATCAAACCCCCTTACGTGCAGACACGCGAACAGTCGAGAACGGGGTCCCGTGTTCAGTGTGAGCGGTCACCAGTTGACGCGATGGCTTGAAGTGTTCAGCGATTGCACGCCACGCGATAACCTCACGGCCCGGACAATGGCTCACGGCGACACGGTAAAGATCCCCTTCGAGGGTCTCCACCCCGGCAAGGATCAGCTCGGCCTTCAGGGCCTTGACTTCGGTGTCAATCTCGGCAGCAGCAGTGGCCAGCACGCCCAAGCGGTCAACGATGGCGGAAAGGGTTTGCAAGTGTTCGTTTCTCATGAGTGAATCTCCAAAGGTTACGGGTTACGGGTTACGGGTTACAAAATCAATACTGTTTCAAGGGTTGCCAGTGTTTGGCGATGAATTCGGCGGCATCGCGATATTTGACAACTGGTCTATCGGTTCTTGCCCAGTAGGGTGAATGGTTTAGCGCCTCGCTCATGTCGTGCGCCTTGTATCCTGTCCCGGCGTGTATACATGGCTTATGTACTGTCGCAAATAACGGACCTTTTGTGAGGTTTGCTTCACAATAGCCAATGCGCTGGCCGTCCGTGACCCAAAAATAACTAGTCGGCTTTTCGGGGATGATCACGCCGAGCCCGGCCAGCTTTGCGTCTTTAATCATTTTTTCCAACAGCGTCATGATTCAGTCCTTACGGGTTACAAGGGGAACAGAGCGATCAGCGAGTGCAGCAGCACGGCGAGCAGGGCGAGGGCGATTACAACGGCGAGGGTGGCGTCTTTGATCATTGGGAAAGTCTCCAGGGGTTACGGGTTACAATGACTGGGTGACCCAGTGGGTTAGATTGTAGCATGATCCAAACCCACTGGGTCAAGGATTATTTACTAGGGACAAACCCTAAGCGATACATCAGCACGGCGGCATCGCGTTCCTCACGGTTTGCAAAGCGCCCCAAGTGTTTTACTTTCCCGTCAACACGGATAGCGGCTTGCCATGTTTTGCGCTCACGGGGCACGCGCTTCACCAGTTCACCGGTGCGCAGCCAGTGAAGAACGATTGACGCGCTCACGGCTCGATCTTGAAAGCGAACAGTGGCACCACATCGCACGCGCACCCGTCGCTCAATGGTGCCTTGTAGCCACGTTTCAACGCGATGCAATGCGCCATCATGTTCGACGAATTCAAAGCCCGTCATCACGGGTTTGATACTGGGCGTGACCTCGCGCACATCTCGCACGGGCTTCACGGGTTCGGCATTCAACCCGATCATCTCGCGCAGTTGGGTATCGGTGAACCCCTCGATTACGTCAAAGTCGAGGTCTGTCTTGGCATAGAGCCGTTCAATCATGTCATCACGTTGCATGGTTTCCCCTTGTTATCAGTTGTTAGCATGTTAGCAATATTCTGTGACAAGTGGTGCATTGTGTCAAGATGGTACAGAAAGATAAAAGAATTCTCGGATTAAAAGACCATTTTAAAAAAGTCTGTTTCTTCCCCCTCGCCTGCGCGATGTCACCAATGGCTCACGCATCGAGAAACACGGCTAACGCGCTAACGATTCCCGAGAAACACGGCTAACGCGCTAACTTGCTAACACTGATCAAACCCACTGGGTTGACACTGGAATCACTGGATCAGATGACCCAATGGGTGACTGGTACTGGGTGCAATGGGTGACCCGCTGGGTCAGGTGCTCGGGCTCACTGGGTCGCTGGGTCGCTGCACCATGATCCACGGGATCGCGCCATGGGCTCATGGGATCACGGGTGCTTGGGCTCACTGGGTCGCGGGTGCTCGAGCCGCCGAGGCCCCCGGGTAGGGCCGAGCGACAAGGGTCTGCGGCTACGGTGACCCCGGAAACAATTTAAAAATTTTTCAAATTTCTCAGTAACCCACTGGGTGCATTGCATCCCATATCCCCACAAACTCACGCACAGTGATAGACTCAGTACCACTATGGACACATTGAACCCCAATCCCGTAGGCGCAGATGTCGCACATCAAATCGAACTACCAGACTGGCTCGACCCCGCGCCTCCTAAGCCCTCACCAGAAGGCAAAGCACTCGTACTTGTGCAGTATGAGCAGGTCTTCATGCGTGCCATCGACTCGATTGCCCACGGCAAGTCCTTGTCCCAAGTGCTGCGGGACGACCAGCGGGACATCGACTACAACGACTTCTACCGGTGGATCAAGAAAGACCCCACCCGTAAATCCCTGTTCGACGAAGCCCAGGAGATGCGCACCGAGTTCATGGCCGGTGAGATCATCGAGATTGCCGACGCCGATGACTCACTGGAGGACGTCCAGCGTTCCAGATTGAAGATCGACACTCGCAAGTGGCTCATGGGCGCACACAATCGGAAAAAGTACGGCGAGACGAAGACCGTGGAGCTGGGCGGGTCGATCTCGATCACCGATGCACTGGCTGCGGCTCAGGCTCGGATCATTGAAGCTGAAGTGATTGATGTGGAGGTAAAGGAATGAAGCTGCTTTTGCTTTGCCTGGTGGTTCTTGCCATCGTATGGTTCATTGAGTGGGTGTTCGACTGATGCAAAAGCCCATTTACTCGCCTGAAGACGAACAGGTCCTGATGACCCAGCTGTGGGGTCCGCAGGTCAAGGACAACCCTGAGACATTCGTCCTGTTTGCGTTCCCTTGGGGGCAGAAAAACACACCGCTTGAGAAGTTCAGTGGTCCTCGCAAGTGGCAACGCAAGGTGCTGCGGGAGATCACGGCGCATATCAAGGCCAACCAAGGCCAACTGGACATGGACGCCCTGCGCGTGGCTGTCTCCTCGGGCCGGGGTATCGGTAAGTCGGCTCTGGTGAGCTGGCTGATCCTGTGGATGCTGTCCACCCGCATCGGCAGCTCCGTCATCGTGTCGGCCAACAGCGAGAACCAGTTGCGCACCGTGACCTGGGGTGAGCTGACTAAGTGGGCCACCATGGCCATCAACTCGCACTGGTGGGAGCCATCGGCCACGAAGCTGGTGCCCGCGCAGTGGCTGACCGAGCTGGTCGAGCGGGATCTGAAGAAGGGCACGCGCTACTGGTCCGCCGAGGGCAAGCTGTGGAGCGAGGAGAACCCCGACTCGTATGCCGGTGTTCACAACCATGACGGCATGATGGTGATCTTTGACGAGGCCAGCGGCATCCCTGACGGTATCTGGTCAGTGGCAGCGGGCTTCTTTACAGAGAAGATCCTCGATCGGTATTGGTTCGCGTTCAGTAACCCCCGGCGCAACACGGGGTACTTTTTCGAGACATTCCACGGCAAGCGGGACTTCTGGCGCGGCCAGATCATCGACGCCCGCACAGTCGAGGGCACCGACAAGGCTGTCTATGACCAGATCATCGCCGAGTACGGTGAGGACTCGATCCAGGCCCGTGTCGAGGTCTACGGTGAGTTCCCCGCTGCCGGTGAAGACCAGTTCATCTCGCCCGTGGTGGTCGAGGACGCCATGAGGCGTGATCGCTGGAAAGACCAAACGGCCCCAATCGTGATCGGCGTAGACCCCGCGCGCGGCGGCATGGACAGCACCGTGATCCTTGTGCGCCAAGGGCGGGACATCATCTCCATCAAGCGCCTCAAAGGTGAGGACACCATGAGCGTTGTGGGGCACGTCATCGACGCCATCGAGGAGTTCAAGCCCACTTTGACCGTCATCGACGAGGGTGGACTGGGCTACGGCATCCTGGACAGGCTCACCGAGCAGCGCTACAAGGTGCGCGGGGTGAACTTCGCATGGAAAGCCAAAAACCCTGTCATGTGGGGCAACAAGCGGGCCGAGATTTGGGGTGCCATGCGCGATTGGCTGCGCACGGCGTCTATCCCCAACGACAGATCGCTCAGAAACGACCTGGTCGGCCCGATGAAGAAGCCCAACTCGGCAGGCACCATCTTCTTGGAGGGCAAAAAGGAGATGAAATCTCGTGGACTGGCCTCTCCTGACGCTGCGGATGCACTGGCCGTGACGTTTGCGTTCCCCGTGGCCAGCCGTGGGGAGTACAATTCTCGAACAACAACGCGCACGGTCAACATCGACCGCAGCGCATCATCATCTTGGATGGGGTCATGACACTCAAAGCGATGCAAAACTGCCTCATTATCGAGGTGGATGTCGAAAAACACGCCATGTTCGAGCTACTTTCGACAGAAAAGCAGGAAACGGGTATAGTCGTGTCCGCTGGCCCTGACTGCAAGGAATTGAAGGTCGGGGATCATCTTTACTTTGGCGTGGGGCAGGAATTCAAGCATAACGGCAAAGAATATGTCGTCATGCGCGAACCTCACGTATTAGGAGTCCTCAATGGCTGATCAGACAGGCATCGCCGCCGCAGGTTATGTTGCCCAAGGCGGCAAGCCCGACAAAACCAAGTCAGGCATTTTGGCGCAAGCCCGTTCGCGCCTTGATTTGGCCATGTCGGCACTGTCCGAGTCGCGTGAAGATGAGATCGACGACCTGAAGTTCTACGCTGGAAGCCCGGACAACCACTGGCAGTGGCCAGCCGATGTGCTGGCGACCCGTGGTGCCGTGCAGGGTCAGACCATCAACGCCCGTCCAACGCTGACCATCAACAAACTGCCTCAGCACGTACGCCAAGTCACCAACGACCAGCGTCAAAACCGCCCAGGGGCCAAAGTGATCCCCGTGGACGACAGGGCCGATGTGCAGGTGGCCGAGGTGTTCAACGGCATGATTCGCCACATCGAGTACATCTCGGACGCTGACGTGGCATACGACACCGCCTGCGAGAACCAAGTGGCTTACGGCGAAGGCTACATCCGTCTGCTGACCGAGTATTGCGACGACAACACATTCGACCAAGACATCAAGATTGGCCGTGTGCGCAACAGCTTCTCGGTCTACATGGACCCCACGATCCAAGACCCCACTGGCGCAGACGCCAAGTGGTGCTTCATTACCGAGGACGTGACCAAAGAAGACTACGAGCGCATGTATCCCGATGCAGCGCCCATCACCACCCTCCAGTCGCTGGGTGTGGGTGATCAGTCGATCAGCAACTGGCTCAATGAAGACACCATCCGCATCGCGGACTACTACTACATTGACTACGACCGCGCCACGCTGAACTTGTACCCTGGCAACGCTACGGCGTTCGAGGGCACACCCGAGGACAAAGAGCTGCGGGCCGTGTACGGCAAGCCCAAGCGCACCCGCGAGTCCGATCGCCCCAAGGTCAAGTATTGCAAGATCAACGGCTACGAGATCCTCGAGGAACGCGAGTGGGCGGGCAAGTGGATTCCCGTGATCCGCATTGTCGGCAACGAATTCGAGGTCGATGGTCGTCTGTACGTGTCGGGCTTGGTGCGCAACGCCAAGGATGCGCAGCGTATGTACAACTACTGGGTGTCGCAGGAAGCTGAGATGCTGGCGCTGGCACCCAAGGCTCCATTCATTGGCTACGGTGGTCAGTTTGAGGGCTACGAGGAAAAGTGGAAGACTGCCAACACGCAGAACTGGCCCTACCTTGAGGTCAACCCTGACGTCACAGACGGCCAAGGTGCCGTGCTGCCCCTGCCGCAGCGTGCGCAGCCCCCAATGGCGTCGAGTGGCCTGCTGCAAGCCAAATCGGGTGCTGCCGAGGACATCAAGGCCACGACCGGCCAATACAACGCATCGCTGGGCATGGGCTCCAACGAGCGTAGCGGCAAGGCCATCTTGGCGCGCCAGCGCGAAGGTGATGTGGGCACGTATCACTACGGCGACAACTTGGCCCGTGGTGTGCGTCACATTGCACGTCAACTGATCGACCTGATCCCCAAAATCTACGATACCCAGCGCATTGCACGGATCATCGGTGAGGATGGCGAGACGAAGATGGTCAAGATCAACCCCGATCAGCAGGAACCAATCAACAAGATCGTGGACGAGAACGGTGTGGTGATCGAGAAGATCTACAACCCGGGCGTTGGCAAGTACGATGTTGTGGCTGTGACCGGCCCAGGCTACGCCACCAAGCGCCAAGAGGCACTGGAGGCCATGGCTCAACTGTTGCAGGGCAACCCTGAGTTGTGGAAAGTGGCCGGTGACCTGTTTGTCAAGAACATGGATTGGCCAGGTGCTCAGGAGATGTCCAAGCGCTTTGCCAAGACCATCGATCCGAAGATTCTGCAAGACGATGACAAATCGCCAGAGTTGCAGGCCGCAGAGCAGCAGATCCAAGCCATGGGTGCGGAGATGGAGCAGATGCACGAGATGATTCAGAACGTGGGCAAGTCGATTGAGGTGCAAGAGCAGCGCCGCAAGGACTACGAGGCCGAGATCAAGGCGTATCAGGCCGAGACTCAGCGCATCACGGCCACACAGGCCGGCATGAACGAGCAGCAGATCCAAGACATCGCCATGGGCGTGGTGGCTGCTGCCATGGAGTCAAACGGTCAGATTGGCGGCATCCCTGAGATGCCTGGCCAAGAGATGGACGTTGGCATGGAGGGTATGCCTGAGATGCCGCAGCCTATGCAACCGATGGAGATGCCACAATGACCGCCGCACAATTGATGGGATTGCTGTTTCTGGGTCGTAATGTGGCTCACTCGGTGCATCTGAACACCCGCAGCTACAGCAAACATGTGGCCCTGAACACGTTTTACGACAGCGTCATTGACCATGCCGATGCCTTTGCCGAGGCGTATCAGGGCCGTCATGGATTGATTGGTCCGATTGCTATGCCTGCGGCCAAGAAGACCACCAACATCATCGAGTTCTTGCAAGACCAACTTGCTGAGATCGAAAAAGGCCGTTACGATGTTTGTGACAAGGCCGACTCATCGTTGCAGCAATTGATCGATAATATCGTCGAGCTGTATTTAAGCACTTTGTACAAGCTCCGTTTCCTCGCATAAGGACCAATCATGGAATTCCTCAATCCTTTGGCAGACGCCAACTTCCCTGCCCGCACTGTGGCTTTTACCGGCACCGCTGGCTCCACGGGCACATGGCCTGCTGGTCCACAGGGTGTGGTGGTCTGGGCTGACCAGGCTTGCTACGTGATCGTTGGTGAGGGTGTCACGGCCACCACTTCGGCGACCCCAATCCCTCCATTTACCCCGATTCCGTTCAAGGTGCCTCAAGGCGGTGGTGGCACATGGCGCGTGAGCGCGATTCAGATCTCCGCTGGCGGCAATTTGTACGCCAAGCCGATCAACATTCAGTAATCCACCGAAGGGGCAGGCATGAGTTATTTTGGAGTTTCCCTGCGAAACGGGGTTGGCCTTGGTCTGGGCACTGTGCCCTCTTTGACCAACACCCCGCTGAGTTATCGCCTCGCCCCATCACTGGATCTGTCGTTTGCTGGCTCTGACGCGCTCAGTCCTGAGATCACCTTCAGCCGCACCACCAACGCCACGGTGACGGGCAGCAACGGCCTGATCCAGAACGCACCGATGAACCTGCTGACGTTCTCGGAGCAGTTTGATAACAGTGCTTGGGTGAAAACTAATGCAACGGTAACGGCTAATGGTGTTGTTGCGCCAAACGGAACAACGACTGCTGACACCATTACAGATAACGCCACAAGCGGTTTCCACCGAGTGCAGCAAAGTTCTGCATTTGTGGCAGGGACTGTTTACACACTTAGCGTCTACGCAAAGCAAGGGACCACAGGAATTGCCTTTGTCTTAAATGATTCCGCTGTAAATTTTGGTAGAGCATCCTTCGATCTTGTAGCTGGCACAGCAACACTGACTACGGGAACGTCTGCCAACATAGAGCCTGTTGGCGATGGGTGGTTTAGATGCTCAGTGACAGCTACAGCAACAGCTTCTGGGAATGGTCAAACATCGGTCCACGTTAAAAGCGTCTTCACTTACGTTGGTACTGGTGAGTATGCGTTCATCTGGGGCGCTCAACTCGAACTAGGCTCCACAGCCACCACGTACAACCCCACCACGGTCAAGAACCTGCTGGGCTACACCGAGCACTTTGACAACGCTGCGTGGACTAAGAGCAATGCCTCTATCAGTGCTACAAAGGTTGATGACATCTACGGTCAACCGTTTGCTCAGAAGTTGGTGGAGGATACGGCTACTTCTTCGCACTACGTCCAGCAAGTTGGATCGGTTATTTCAGGTACGCCCTACGTTTACAGCATTTATGCCAAAGCTGGGGAGCGTAATCTGCTGTCTTTGTTGATGGCGCAGTCTACATCGCCCTTTACAAACCACGCTCTTGTTGAATTTAACCTGACCACAGGCACGATTAGCAATACGGTGGCAGGAAGCGGTTCAATCACGGCTGTGGGCAATGGATGGTACCGGTGCTCTGTGTTTGGGACTGCATCTTCAGCAAATGAGATTTGCAGGGCTTACTACACAAACACCGGTGACGGCACAAGTGGCATCTACATCTTCGGTGCTCAACTGTCCGACTCTGCCTCTGTTGATCCCTACGTCTACCAGCCTGTGGCGGCTCCAACGTCTACGGCCTACTACGGCCCACGGTTTGACTATGACCCTGTGACGCTGGCTCCCAAGGGATTGCTGATCGAGGAGCAGCGGACGAACTTGTTTTTGCGTTCTGAAGAGTTTGATAACGCAAGCTGGACGAAAACGGACATCACCGTTACGGCGAACAACGCAACAGCGCCGACAGGAAACACAACCGCTGATCTCTGGACTGTTGCAGGCGGGTCAGTTGTTACTGCTTCATGTTTTCAAGCCGCAACCACAACAGCCGCAGCCACGACTTTTAGCGTCTACATTAAAGCCGGAAATCATAGGTATTTCCAACTTCGGTTTGGCGCTACTTCTATCGCTGCGGGCCTTGGCTATGCCAACTTTGATGTTGGTGGTAGCGGTGCAGTTGGAAATATTGGCGCTGGTATTTCCTCTGCAAGCATTGTTGCGATTGGTGATGGTTGGTATCGCTGCATCATTACGGGAACAACTTTAGCTGCGTCTGGAAACCAAGGCATTTATGTGGTTAGCGGTCTGACTGCACCATCCGCACAGTTCTGGACACCCAGCGAAACTCTTACTGGCTATGTCTGGGGCGCTCAACTGGAAGCCGGAGCATTTGCCACCAGCTACATCCCCACAGTGGCCTCCCAAGTCACTCGGGCTGCTGACAGTGCCTCGATGATCGGGAATAACTTTGCTCGGTGGTACAACCAGAGTGCGTATACCGTATTTGCAGAATACATTTACGCTGGTGACAAGGACGGCGTGGTGTCAACCATTGATGCCGGGCAAGTGCTTGCTTCTGGAAGTGACTTTTCAGCACTTCCGTTCACAGCGGCTGGCGGGGGTTCAATTCAACCAACCATTCGATCTGGTGGTGTTGTTCAAGCATTCAGCGTGTTCGGGCTTGTTGTTGGGACGTCTGCTAAAACGGCATATGCGGTAACAACAAACAGTTTTAACGCCTCAAACAACGGGACGCTTGGAACTGAAGATACAAGCGTCACCATGCCCGCACTGCCAAACACACTTACCTTTGGTCTGTCGTACAACTACGGTCAAGGGACGCTTTGGCTTAAGCGATTTGCCTTTTACAACCGCATCTTAAGCCGCACTGAACTGCAAGGGGTCACAGCATGACCAACGAAGTGAACGAAGAAGAAATCATTGAAGACGCTCCGGTGGTGGAAGTCCCGTACGGCGACCTGTACCTCAAGTTTACAGACGAAGCCCAAAGCATCGAGGTGCTGGACGACTACGAGGGCAGCATTGATGTCATTGGCATCATGTACACCACGGACAACACTGACCCTGAGAATCCAGTGGTGACACCGATGGATGGCTGGCATGTGAACACTCGTGGCCCGATGCCCGAGGCGTTTACGCCGTTTGAGGTGTTCCCTGTGCAACCGCGAAGAATCTGGGCATAATGCTCACAAACCTGTATCGGCCCAGTAGACCGAGGAATCCCAGGATTCATAAATGACTGAAGAAGTCCAAACCTTAGCGGAAGTTGACTCCGCGCCAGCACCAGAAGCAACGGCTGCTCCTGAGACGCTTGATACCGCGCCGGAAGTCGTCGAGAATCAAAACGAACAGGTCGAGGAGAAGAAATACTCCCAGGCTGAGATCGATGCGATGATCGGCAAACGCCTCGCAAGAGAGCAACGTAAGTGGGAACGGGAACAGCAACAACGAGCTGCGGAAACGCAAATCGTCAAAGCTCCATCGGCTACTTCTGCTGAACAGTTTGAAAGCCCTGAAGCCTATGCGGAAGCACTGGCCTACCAGAAAGCCGAAGAACTGCTCGCCAAGCGTGAAGCAGCCAAGCAGCAGTCGCAAGTTCTCGAAAGCTATCAGGAACGTGAAGAAGCAGCACGGGACAAATACGACGACTTCGAGCAAGTCGCCTACAACCCCAAGCTACCAATCACCAACGTGATGGCCGAAACGATCCAGTCTTCGGACATTGGTCCCGAGTTGGCTTACTACCTCGGCTCCAACCCCAAAGATGCGGAGCGCATCTCACGCATGACGCCACTCAGTCAGGCAAAAGAGATTGGGAAGATTGAGGCCAAGTTGGCCGCAGAACCTCCCATGAAACGAACCACGTCTGCACCTGCACCGATTAAACCTGTTGCCGCACGATCCTCTGGATCACCGTCACATGACACTACGGACCCTCGGTCTATCAAGACCATGACGGATTCACAGTGGATTGAAGCCGAACGTGCCCGACAGATTAAGAAACTGCAAGCGCAAGCAATCCGCTAATTTTTGAAAGGTATTTGAAATGTCTAACAGCATTCTGACGATCGACATGATCACCCGCAAATCGCTGGAGATCCTTGAAAACAACCTGGTCCTGACCCGCAACGTCAACCGCCAGTACGATGACAGCTTCGCCGTGGAAGGTGCCAAGATCGGCTCCACCCTGCGTATCCGTCTGCCCGACCGCGCTTTGGTGACTGATGGTGCCGCCCTGCAAACTCAGGATGACAACGAGCAGTTCACCACCCTGAGCGTCTCCAACCAAAAGCACATCGGCGTGAACTTCACTTCTGCTGAATTGACCATGCAGTTGGACGACTTCGCAGAGCGTGTCTTGAAGCCTCGTATCAGCCAATTGGCCTCCAGCATCGACGCTGACGTTGCCAACGCATACAAGAGCATCGGCAACTCGGTCGGCACCCCTGGCACCGTTCCCTCCACTTCTGCTGTGCTGCTTGCCGCCCAGCAAAAGCTGAACGAGAACGCCGCTGTGATGAACCCCCGTTACGCCACCGTCAACCCAGCCGCCAACGCTGGTTTGGTCGAAGGCATGAAGGGTCTGTTCAACCCCACCGACACCATCAGCAAGCAGTTCAAGAACGGCATGATGGGCACTGGCGTGTTGGGTTTTGACGAGATCAACATGTCTCAGTCGATCAAGCAGTTCACCACCGGCTCCCGCGCTGCCACCGGCGGCACTTTGTCCGCTGCTGTGACCGCTGAAGGCGCAACCTCCATCGTCGTGACCGGCGCTGGCAACAACGGTGTGGTCAAAGCTGGTGACGTGTTCACCGTGGCTGACTGCTACGCTGTGAACCCACAGACCCGTGAGTCCACAGGCTCGCTGTTCCAGTTCGTGGCTGCTGCTGACGTGACCCTGAACGGCTCTGGCGCTGGCACCATCACCGTGGCTCCGATGTTCTCGGCCAGCAACGCTTTGGCAACTGTGGACGTTCTGCCACAGAGCGGCAAAGCTGTTGTGTTCGTGGGCGCGGCTTCCAGCCAGTACGCTCAGAACTTGGTGTACCACAAGGATGCCATCACCTTCGCTACTGCCGACCTGTTGCTGCCCCAGGGCGTCGACATGGCAGCACGCGCTGTGCACAACGGTATCAGCTTGCGTATCGTGCGTCAGTACGACATCAACAACGACCGTCTGCCTTGCCGTATTGACGTTCTGTACGGCTACAGCGCGATCCGCCCACAAATGGCTGTTCGCCTGTGGGGCTAAACTGAAACGGGGCTTCGGCCCCTTTCTGTCATTCATCTTTGAAAGGAACTTATCATGGCAATCCCTAACGGCGCAGGCGGCTACCAAGTTGGTGCAGGTAACCGCGCAGAAACTACCCTCGGCTACGCAGCCGCCCCTCAAACTGCTACTGCCACAGCCACGCTGACGGCAGCTCAGATTGTTGGCGGTATGCTGGTGGCTAACCCCAGCACCTCTGCTGCAACCTACACGCTGCCCACCGCAGCTCTGATTGACGCTGCTGTCCCCAACGCTACTGTTGGCAGCACGTTTGATCTCTACCTAGTGAACACCGGCACTTCGTCGGGTGCTGTCACTTTGGCAACTGCCACTGGCTTGACCGATGGTGGCAACGCTTTTGTGGCCGTGGCTGTCACATCCAGCGCACTGTTCCGTTTCCGCAAAACGGCTGACGGCGCGTACACGGTGTACAAAGCTGCCTAAATTGAAACAGGGACTTCGGTCCCTGTTTTTTAAGGAACAATCATGTCAAACACCAAAGCCATCGGCGTTGCCTATCTGGACCCCGAGTTCAGCACGATGTACGCAACCGAAGAAATCGGTTACGCACCTGCTGCCCAAGGCACTGTTACTCAACTGACAGACAAGTCCACAGCAGTCACGCTGAACCGGTCTATGGGTCGCATCACGATGAACAATGCGTCTTTGGCAACTGCCACAAACGCCACGTTCACCTTGAACAACAACACAATCAGCGCCAATGACACCGTGATCTTGACGATCTCGGGCGGTCAAGCCACGCCTGGTTCATACAACGCATTTGCCAACGCGCTTACTACTGGTTCAGTCAGTATCTCGTTGCGCAACATTTCGGGCGGTTCGCTGTCTGAAGCCGTTGTAATCAACTTCTGCGTCATCCACGGCGCAGCTTAATAAAACAGGGGCTTCGGTCCCTGTTTTTAAGGAAATTCCATGGCTGTCATTTATCTGGTCCACTCTGTTCACGGCGCAAAGGTTGCCATTTCCGATATGGAGGCCGAGGCTGATGAAAAAAATGGCTGGACGCGATACAATATCGAGACGCCTTCGGCTCCCGAAGATGCGGCTCCAGTGAACGCGCTGGGGACAAAACGCAAATACACTCGCAAGGCCACTGACCCTGCCGAGGTGACTATCGAAGGAGTCTGACATGGCGGTTTACAGTGCTGGCGATCAAATCAACCGAGCACTTCGGTTGCTTGGCGTTCTTGCCGAGGGTGAAACCCCGTCTGCTGCCACATCCCAAGATGCGTTGGTGGCGCTCAACCAGATGATTGAATCGTGGAACACCGAGCGTTTGGCCGTGTTCAACACCCAAGACCAAGTGTTCTTGTGGCCTGCCGGTGTGGGCAACCAGACCCGCACATTGGGTCCAACAGGTGATTTCACCGGCCTGCGCCCCATCTTGATTGATGACGCCACGTACTACCGTGACCCAGGCACCAATGTGTCGTTTGGCATCAAACTGATCAACCAGCAGCAGTACGATGGCATTGCGGTCAAGACCGTAACCTCAACGTACCCGCAGGTCATGTTTGTGAACAACACGTTCCCCGACATGACCATGACGGTCTACCCAGTACCCACACGCGAGCTTGAGTGGCACTTTGTCTCGGTTGAAGAACTGAGCAACCCTGCCACATTGGCCACCAACTTGCTGTTCCCGCCAGGCTATCTACGTGCTTTTACGTACAACTTGGCCATGGAAATCGCGCCAGAGTTTGGCGTGGAGCCTTCGCCGCAGGTACAGCGCATCGCCATGACGTCCAAGCGCAATCTGAAGCGCATCAATAACCCAGATGACGTGATGTCAATGCCTTACTCGCTGGTGTCCAATCGTCAGCGGTTCAACATTTACGCTGGAAATATGTAACTAGTTGTTATCATATTCACTATGTTTTCCAGCAATAAACCCTTTCACTCCTTTGACCGCCCGCAAAAGTCCTTTGGCTTTGTAGGCGTCAATTGCGTGTTGAATATTTTGCTGATGCGTGACAATTTCCAAGTTATCAAGTCGATTGTCGGCACGATCAAGGTTCTTGTGGTTTATTTCCAAACGGCCTTGAATGCGTCCGTTAAACGATTCCCACATAACGCGATGGACAGCGCGGCGGGTGTAAACACCGTTTCGACACAACGAAACCTGAAAATACCCCTTAAGCAATTTTATTTTGCACGGTCTGTAAGTGGCGTCGCCGACCCAAGTTTTACCCAGCTTGATAGAATGGGCTGTGGTTATGCTGGTGCCCAAAAACTCAGCAACTTGTTTAAGGGTAGCGCCGTGTTCAAACATTTGCTTGGCTTGGGGAATTTTGGCAGCGTCAAGGGTTTTACTTCTGGCGATGCGGCGCACATTTCCAATGTTGCTCACTTCGTACAAATCTTCAAAATCCAAAACTGGTTTCCACGTTTCCATATTCATACTCCATTTAACATGAATGGGAGTATAGCATGAAGTCGCCAATCCTTGGGTCGTCATATGTTGCTCGGTCGGTCAACGCTGCCGACAACAAAATGATCAACCTTTTCCCCGAGATCGTCCCCGAGGGTGGGAAAGAGCCTGCGTTCTTGCAACGTGCTCCAGGCTTGCGCCTGCTGACCACCGTGGGCACTGGCCCGATCCGTGGCATCCGCACCGTGGGCGACTACCTGTACGTGGTGTCGGGCGGCTCGTTGTACCGAGTCGATGACTCGTACACCGTGACTCTGCTGGGCGCTGTCAATGATGTCACGACCCCAGTGTCAATGGCTGACAACGGTACCCAGCTTGTCGTTGCATGCAATGGTCCGATGTACGTCTACAACATACTGACGGATGCTTTTGCTCAGGTCACCGACCCCGATTTTCCCGGTGCGCTGACCGTGTCCTTCTTGGACGGTTACTTCGTGTTCATTGAGCCGAACAGCCAGAGAGTCTGGGTGACTGCGCTCAACGACCCGCTGTCGGTCGACCCACTGGAGTTCGCCAGCGCCGAGGCAGATCCGGACAATTTGGTGTCGTCCATCGTGGACCACGGCCAAGTCTGGCTGTTCGGCACCAACTCGGTCGAGGTTTGGTACGACTCGGGCGCAACAGATTTTCCTCTCCAGCGGATCGATGGTGCGTTCAACGAGATTGGCTGTGCCGCCACGTTCTCTGTGGCCAAGATGGACAACAGTTTGTTCTGGCTGGGGTCAGATCGCCGAGGCAAGGGCATTGTTTACCGCGCCAACGGCTACTCGGGCACCCGTGTCAGCACCCACGCTGTCGAGTGGCAGATCCAACAGTACGCTGACATCTCTGACGCCGTGGCCTACACCTACCAGCAGGACGGCCACTCGTTTTACGTGCTGTCGTTCCCCACGGCCAACGCCACCTGGGTCTACGATGTGGCCACGCAAGCCTGGCACGAGCGTGCAGGGTTCATCAATGGTGCGTTCACGCGCCACCGCAGCAACTGCCAGACGTACTTCAACAACGTCAACGCCGTGGGTGACTACCAGAACGGGAACATCTACGCCTTTGACATGGAAAAGTATTCCGACCATGACCGTATCCAGAAATGGCTGCGGTCGTGGCGTGCGCTGCCCACAGGGCAGAACAACCTCAAGCGCACCACGCAGCACACGCTGCAACTCGACTGTGAGACGGGTGTTGGCTTGGAGAATGGTCAGGGGTCCGACCCCCAGATCATGATGCGCTGGTCCGACGATGGTGGCCACACATGGTCCAACGAGCACCTGTCGTCCATGGGTAAGATCGGTGAGTATTTCAAACGGGTGTTCTGGCGGCGTCTGGGCATGACCCTCAAGCTGCGGGACCGTGTGTACGAGATTTCGGGCACTGATCCGGTCAAAGTCACCATTGTTGGTGCTGAACTGCTCTTGGATGGCACCAATGCCTGAGATCACCCCACTGACCCCTGCGCGAGTGGCGATTGTTGACCCTGTGACGGGCGGCGTCAATCGCCCGTGGTACATGTTCTTTCAGTCGATGTACCAGAACAGTCAGCCCAGAATTTTGAAAAAGACTCCGACCAGCGCCACAGCAGCAGGCACCGAGGGTGACATCTGCTGGGACACCAGTTACATTTACGTCTGCGTGGCGACAGACACATGGAAACGTACGGCCATCTCGACGTGGTAATGCGGACATAAGGACAACTCATGGCATACAACATTTCAGCATTCGCGGGCGCAGGCGCTCAGTTCTTCGACAGCAATGGCGTCCCGTTGGCTGGTGGTTTGCTTTACGTCTACACAGCAGGCACCACGACTCCCGCGACCACTTGGACTACGAGTTCGGGCGCTGTGGCCAACACCAACCCCATCGTGTTGAATGCTGCGGGTCGTACGCCTTACGAGATCTGGCTCAACAGCGGCGTGACGTACAAGTTCGCCCTGTACACCTCGACCAGCGTGTTGATTGGTACGTACGACAACATCCCCGCGATTGACGATCCAACGGTATTCAACAACCTGATCACTGTCACCGGCACCAACGCGTTGATTGGCACCTCGGTACCCCCGTACACGTCCTATGTAGCGGGCATGACGCTCAGTTTCATCCCTGTTGCCACGAACACGGGCGCGGTCACTATTGACCTTGACGGTCTGGGTGCCAAGAACCTGTATGTGGGATCGTCCACGCCAATGGTTGGTGGCGAGTTGGTGGCTGGTCGAATTGCTCAGATTGAGTATGACGGTGTCCGGTTTCAGTTGTACCAAGCATCTATTTCAATTGCAGATGGTTCAATTGGCACAGCCAAGCTGGCCGATGGGGCGGTCACCACAATCAAGATTGACGATCTGAATGTCACCATGGGCAAGTTGGCTGACAGTGCCGTCACCACTGCCAAGATTGCCAACGGTAACGTGACTGAGGCGAAAATTGCCACGGGTGCTGTGACGGTGGACAAGATTGGTGCGGCTGCCGTGACTGCTGCCAAGTTGGACGGTGCCCAGTCGGGCACAGCCCCCATCTACGCTGCTCGTGCTTGGGTCAACTTCAACGGCACCGGCACAGTGACCATTCGCGCCAGTGGCAACGTGTCCAGCATCACGGACAACGGCACAGGTGACTATACGGTCAACTTTGCAACAGCAATGTCAGATGCAAATTATGCGATTTGTGGAACATCGTCGCGCAGCGGCTACAGCGCCGCAAACAATCCTGGGGGTTTTGGATTGCGCACACAACCAACCACGTCATCGTTCCGTGTTGCA